GTGAATACAGGTACGGAGGTAGTTGGTCGGCTACCCACTAGCAGAATCGGACAAGCAGGTGAACATCTTGTGTGTTATTTGTTCCACATGTGGAATTACAATATTCATGCTACATTAGATCCTACTTGTGTGTATGATTTTGCTATTGAAAGAGATGGTATTTGGAAAACACTACAGGTCAAGCATACCACCACTAAGTGGGCAAGAATAAAAAAACATGATGATGCTAAAAGGTATGAAGAGGGTGACTTTGATTATCTTTGTGCATGTACATTCCCATTTGTATACATAGTTCCTTTTATTAAATTGAAATGTAAAACATCATTTGCATTCAACAAGTACCCCGAATACAGATGGGACTTAAACGATCCTGAAACCTATAACATCCGTCCCAATATAGTACAATGAAAGAGTCAGAAGAACAGTTAATAGCATACGTTGATGCAGATATTTGGGTGTACAGAATCACAGCATCATGTGAGAAACCTGTGAACTGGAAGGGTGACTTGTGGACTATGCATTGTGATATGGCAGAGGTAAAAACATTGATAGATGATGCAGTAGTTGACCTCAAGGAACGGATGGAAGCAGACACCGTAGTTATGTGCTTCAGTGGTCCAAATAATTTTAGGAAAAAAATAAACCCACAATATAAGTTTCATCGTGCTACTACACGGAAACCTATGTGCTACGTTCCTGCTATTGAGTACTGCAAAGAGAACTTCTCCTCTATTATTGAACCAACCTTAGAAGCAGATGATGTTATTGGTATTCATACATCACAAGATAGTGAGATTGTACAACGTGTAATTGTAAGTGATGACAAGGATCTACTTACAGTACCAGGATGGCATTGGGATGACGATCTAAGTACGATCTTCTTTCAACCACTTCAAACAGCAAACTGGTATTTCCTAAAGCAAACACTTACTGGGGATGCTACTGATAACTATAAGGGTTGTCCTAAAGTTGGACCTAAGACAGCAGAGAAGATATTGGATCTTAATACAGATGACATGTCTATCCTTTGGTCAGCAGTTAAGAGTACTTATATTAAGGCAGGATTAACTGAGCACGATGCAATTATGAATGCACGTATGGCACGTATCCTTCGTCATGGAGAGTACGAGAATCATGAACCCATCCTATGGAGTCCCTATGATAACTGATGAATTCAATAACCCTGAACATTATACTGAAGGGTTTGGAATAGAACCTATTGATTACATAGTCCAAAACGAAATGGACTTCTTGGAAGGGAACATTATTAAGTACGTTAGTAGATACCCACAGAAAGGTGGTGTACGTGATCTTAAAAAGGCAAAGGTATATCTTAACTGGTTAATCGAAAGAGAGGAGAAATTGAATGGTTGAACTGCCTACTACATACCAACAGTTCATACATCTATCAAGGTATTCAAGATGGAACTATGAAACTGAACAGAGAGAAACGTGGGAAGAAACAGTAGGCAGATACTTTACTTTCTTTACCGAACACTTAGCAAAAAAACATGACTATCATATTTGTCTTGATGATTATTCTGAACTAAAAGATGCAGTTCTTAACTTAGAAATCATGCCGTCCATGCGGTGCTTAATGACCGCTGGACCAGCTTTGGAGAAAGAAAATGTGGCAGGATATAATTGTTCTTATATCCCTATTGATTCTGTTCGTAGTTTTGATGAGATACTTTACACGCTTATGAATGGTACTGGTGTAGGTTTCAGTGTTGAAGAAAAGTACACCAATCAATTACCTATAGTCCCACAAGAGTTACATTCAACTGACACGTGTATTGATGTACGTGACAGCAAACTAGGTTGGGCTAAAGCATTTCGTGAACTCATCAGTCTACTCTACGCAGGACTCATTCCTACATGGGATCTAAGAAAGGTAAGACCAGCAGGATCACTTTTGAAAACCTTTGGAGGTAGAGCAAGTGGTCCTGACCCATTGAACAAGTTATTTTTATTTACACATAAAATCTTTGAGAATGCAAAAGGAAGAAGACTTAGACCAATCGAATGTCACGACATTGTTACTCAAACAGCAGAGGTTGTCATTGTGGGTGGTGTTCGCAGGTCTGCTCTCATCAGTCTTAGTGATCTTGGTGATGAGCAGATGCGACAAGCAAAAGCAGGAGCATGGTGGGAAGATTATGCCCATAGAGCACTCGCAAATAACTCTGCCAATTATCACACCAAACCTGACACTGGAACCTTCCTTAAAGAGTGGACTTCCCTATACGAGTCTAAGTCAGGAGAACGTGGGATCTACAGTTCATTCAATGCAAAAAAACAAGTTGAAAGACTTGGAGATAGAAGAGAAGTTCGGGATGACTTCGGTACTAATCCATGTTCTGAAATAATCCTAAGACCTAGAGAGTTCTGTAATCTCTCAGAGGTAGTAGTACGATGTTCAGATGATAAGAAGGATCTTAAACGTAAGGTGAGGCTGGCTACCATTCTTGGTACATGGCAGAGTACTCTTACTAACTTTCGATACCTTCCAAGGAAGTGGAAGGAGAACTGTGAGGAAGAAAGGTTGCTTGGTGTATCCTTAACAGGCATTATGGACAACAAGATTACCAACAATCCCTTGAGTGGTACTTTACCTAAACTCCTTGAATCTCTTAAAGCAGAAGCAATACACACCAACAAAGTGTGGGCCGAAAAGCTGAAGATAACTCCTTCAGCATCTATCACATGTGTTAAACCTAGTGGAACTGTGAGTCAACTATGTGACAGTGCATCTGGTATTCACACAAGGCATTCTGAGTACTACATAAGGACAGTACGACAGGATAATAAAGACCCCTTATGTCAATTCATGATTAACGAAGGAGTTCCTTTTGAACCAGATGTATTGAAACCTGACACTACTACAGTGTTCTCGTTTCCTACTAAAGCTCCACCTAATTCACTCACACGTGATTCAATGACAGCAATAGAGCAACTGGAGATATGGAAGATCTACCAGGACCATTGGTGTGAGCACAAGCCTAGTGTAACTATCACAGTCAAAGAAGATGAATGGTTGGAGGTGGGTGCATGGGTATATGATAACTTCGATAACATTAGTGGCATCTCTTTTCTACCACGTTCTGACCATGTATATAAGCAAGCACCTTATCAAGAATGTGGTGCAAGTGAGTACTTAGAAATGGTAGGAGAAATGCCTCAATTAAACTGGAATAAACTTAAAAACTATGAGAAAGAAGACTACACAGTAGCATCGCAAGAGCTTGCTTGTAGTGGAAACTCATGCGAACTGGTATGAAAGGGCCATTCTCAGACAGATGGTAGGTCAATATAATATAACTGAAGAACTTATTAATAAACTTAGAGAATTATTCCCTGATAAATTACCTCGACATGATATTCCTTTAGATCAGTTACGGTTGTTACAGGGACAACAACAAGTAGTAGATATGATAGAGAAACTATTTGAGGAATCCTTTGAAGAGGATGCTGAAAGAAAGGAGTACATCCATGTGTGAATTATCAGGAGACTTACGAGATGGTGATCTTACTAAAATTAAGATGGATAAAGTTGGTAGTGTATTTGATATAGGAGGTCCAGAGAATCAATACTTTTCTCAAAGAAGCTGGGCTGAAAATTGGGGAGGAGACAAATGGATGGACCGTACAGGTATGGCTTGGATGAGAAAAAAGAACGGTGGTGATGATGATGGCGATTTGGGTAGCCCGTGGGATGCAAGACAAGGCGAGAATGCGTTAGTTGATCTACAGAATGGGTTTGTGTCAGCGTTGCTAGAAACAGGCATCGGCGCTGATTTGGCAAACAGTTTGTGGAACTGGGCTAAGGGTAGGTTTATATCTGACCCATCATTTACTGCTGCACAGGCAAAGATTGAGGTCTATGATCAGCCTGCGTTTAAGGAACGGTTCCCGGCCATTGACCAGATGCGTGGCGCTGGGCGGCGTGATGTTCCTACTCCTCATGAGTATTTGCAACGTGAGAAGTGGTTGTCTGGCGAGTTGACTCGTTACGGTATGGCTGACTTGGGTGCCAATATCAACACGGTTATTACTGATACGTTTGTTAATAGTGTGGGTACGGCAGAGATTCAGGAGCGGTTGGCTGGTGCGGCGCGTGTAATCTTTGAGGCTCCGGATGATGTGAAGAAAACGTTTATTGATTGGTACGGTCCGAAAGGGGACGCGGCTTTGATGA